TTCACGGCGGAGTTCATGTTTGCGCCCAAGCTCGCCCGGCCTTGCCGATAGCGGAGGTCAATATCCATGCCCCGACAGAATTGCTCCAGAAACTCGCCCTGCCATTCGCGGGTCTGGTCCCGTTCGCTCTCGGCCGAGCAGATGAACCCTAGTGTGTGCCGACTGGCCGTGAGCTTCTCTTTTAGGGCCAAAATCGTGTGGCGAAAGTAGGCCAGCCGAAGAGGATGATTCGGCCACGTCACTAACGCAACTTGAATGTCAAACATGCCTTACCCTTTCATAATTGTCTCGTTTCGTAATCGTGATAGCCCGCCCAGGTCCGGCAATACTTCGCGGGTGTCCACTCGGCAATTCATTTAGGGCAGCGGTTCCACGCGACCCCAGCCATTCCTCCCACATCCGCACGTTCAAGACGCTGGCCGACTCCACCACTTCATTGTTCGGGTCGATGTGCCACTGACCGCCCGATGAAAGCGCCGTCAGTACATGCTCTCCAAAGGCAAGCAGGTGCGTCCGGTTCCACAAAGTCCCATTCTGAATGACATTTACCCGGTGCATTGTGACAAGATCGAACTTCCCCATAGATGGCCATACCTCATCATCTCGAATCACCCAGGGGATATAGCGGATGCCGAGAATGTCGGCCGCCTCGGTAATCAAAGGATCGTCAACGTCGATAAGCGTTGCATCGTGTCCGTGATGAGCAACGGCATGAACAAAATAACCCAAGCCGCCGCCGAGATCGAGAACTCGCTTTGCATCTCCTGCAACCATATTCAAGCCATTCCGATCACACCGCTCCTCTGCAACGCTCAACTCCCAGTCAATGGGGAAATACTTACTCAAGCTATGATTAGGGAACTTGGCAAACAGATCGAGCAGTTGTTGTCTCTGGCCTGGTCCGATCATGCTACTTCTCCAAAGATGGCAGCCATCCGTGCTGCAATGGCTTCCGTCTTCATCGCCTCCAAAGCCAACTCGCGCGCCTTGGTGCGCATGGGCAGATACTTCGACCAGTTGGCGGCAATCTCCACCACGATCCCCGGCAAGTCGGAAAAGTCCACCGCGCACTTGACGTAGGTTTCGCCAGAATGGTATAGATCGGGCCACGCCTCGACATAATCGCTATCTGGCTTGATGACAACGGCACCCAATAGCCACGCCTCATAATCCCGATAGGCCGCCTCACCCCATCCCCACGGCGACACCACGGTCTTCGACAGAAACATTTCCATCGTGTAGGCGTCGTAATGGATCGGATTGCCGCAGGCGACTTCCGCCGGCATCATGTTCGCCAGGCCATGCACGGCCTGCGCGGCCAAGCGACGGTGGGATTCAATCTCTGTTCCACGATAAGACAAGTGGCCGCGGAATTGAACCAGCAATCCGCGTGGAGAGCCGAGATCGACGAATTGCCGCGCGATCGGCTCCAGCCGGGAATAGGAACCGAATCCGTAGCCGACGTGAATCTTTGCAAGTTCAGCATCCGTCAACGGCGGCGGTGTTCCCTCGATGACCCGCGTATTGGCCGCCGATACTCCGGTCTCTTTCAATCGCCGGGCCGTGACACGCCCACGGTGCTCATTGTTCATGGAACGCGGACGTAAAGCGTAGCTCTTAATAACCCCCGTCACGTTCGGCAGCCAATGGCGGGTTTCAAGCTGCGCCCCGTCGATCCGTTCTATCAACACCACCGGCCTACCGCAACACAATGCCTCTTCCCGCATGAGTTGGTGCTGAAGGAGAAGTAGATCGTAAGTGCCGCTGAGGTGTTCGCTGATTGTTGCCGATGATGCACCAAAATCCCGGTCCTCGACCGCGGGCATTACCGGGCGTGCATCCACGATCATCCCATGCTCGGCAAGAAGGTGACGGCAGCGAAGAAGCGGTTCGGCCGTAGAAAAGTCGTAGTAGAGGAACAGAATCCGCATCATGCGAGCCTCGGCGCGACGCTCCAACATGGACCGTTGAACACAATAGTAGACTGTCTGGACACATCTGGGGCGCGTTCGTTAAGTTCGCGGATCGCCTTTTTCACTCCGGCTTGAACAGCAGCCCACGTTGCATCATCCCCGACTAACCAGGCTGACGGGAAGTGCAACGCCGCTTTCACGTCCAGGTAGACGGATTCCTCATCGTGTGAGCCGTCCACATAGATCAAGTCTGGTGCTACGCCGAGTTGTCCCAGCTTACGGAGGCCATCAAGGATGGTGGTGCGCATGGGAATGAGTCGGTCCCGATATTCCCATAAGTTCATCAGAAAGGTATTAAACAGGGTCGGCAACTTAGCCTTCCATTGTGGTACTCGTTGATGTTCCTCGCTGCCCAACCAGTGGTCGATGCAGATGATTGTTGCATTCGGCGCGTGGACCGCGATGAACTTACTCGACATTCCCAACCACGAACCGAGTTCCACCACAATCTTGGTGGTTGGGGAGAGCAATCGCCCGAGGGTGTTCATATTCTCGCCGCAAAACCATCCTTCATTGTCCGGCGGCAGCTCGGGCTTTACCGCCGGCCACTGATACATTTCGCGGAGTGTTTCGATTGCGCCCATCAGAGCTTGTCCCTGTATTCAACGTAGGTTCGCGCCAAGCCAACGGCCCGACCTTCCTCAAAACTCTGCTCCAACGTCACCTTGCCGAACTCTACTTGGTGTTCCATGCGGGAAAATAGTTCGGTGAGCCGATTGTAGAACAGCCGCAAGGCGCGGGCATTGAATGCGGTCAGGGACTCGCCATTGCTGTGAGGGGGCGGTCCTATGAGTGAACCCATGTATTTCATGCTGTCTTCCGGCGGCAGTTGTGGTGCTTTCGACCCCATATTACTCCTTTGGTTCCTCGACGAGCCGATAGCGCACTCCATTGTTGAGTGTCACAAATAAATGATCGACTTCCGCGCTGATCTCCAGACCCAAACCGAGACATTCAAGAGTGGCGGTTGGAACTGCGCCGCGATTAAAGTCACACACCACAGTAGCGCAAGTGACGGGTAACGGAAACGGAGAGCCATCGGCCAGCGTTAATGTGGCAAGCGTTGCCGCAGATCGGGGCGGACATTTTAGGGTGATGTCCATTGCTATTCCTTCGCTTGCAGGGCCTTCAGTTCCGGGCGTAAAACGAGCAACCAATCCATCTCGCAACCGGGGCCGAGATTGGCGTACCGATGCGCTCTGGCATACGCCCATCCTGCACGGCAGAGACGCTGCTCAATCAGTTCGTGTAAAACATCGTGGGCCTTGTCGGTCGGGCTGAATGACCAGTCCACTAAAATCTTGTCGGCTGGTACGAAGTCCCATCGCTCGCTGTTGCCAGCCACAACGAAATCGGGAGCGTTGTACTTGACCATCACGGCGTCCATATCGACGGCCCACACATTCTGGTCGTCAACAGTTCCGCACGGGTATCCCTTGATGCCTGGTTCGCATTCGCTGGCCCCCGGCTGGGTCCATTTAACCAACGCCAGAATCTCTTGCTTAGTCTTTTCCAGCCAGCCATCCGGTAGAATCTGCGCCGCCATGCGCAAGTCCTCTTCCGTTGGCTTGTCGGGTGTCTCTTTCTCTGACTCCTCCAGCCCTTCGCTTGCCTTCTGGGGATTCACCTTCGGCCCCGGCTCATCCTTGGCCGATAGGGGCCGTCCCGTCACTTTCTGGCTGCCCGCTTGCGTCCGCCCAGGTCCAGCCGTAGGTTGCGGCATCGCCGCCGCAAGAGCCTTTTGCTTCTCTAGGTCAGCCTCTTGGTCCTTCTCGACTTCCTTCTCCTCGTCATTCGGGTTCAGTCCAGCCCGCACCATCATCGTCTTGCGGCTCATCGCGCCATCCTTTACCAACAGATCGTCCGCCTGCGTCTCTTGTATCCGGTTGCGGTCGATAATGCGCGGTGGTGTGGCGATCACCTTGATCTTCTTCAGAGTATCGGATGGCAGTCGGCCATCCTCAATTGCCATCTTGATCTGCTCCCGGAACACTTCCTGGTCGTCGCGGATCATGTCCTGTTGCAACTGTGAAAAGGTCTTGACGGATGGAGACTCGGCCACCATGACGGCCGCAAACGAACCCGTTGAACTGTCCGCGCTAACCATGAATTCGGCCAAACCCAGAGAAGCCGCCGATGCCTGAAGTTCCGCTTTCACCGCGAAGACGATCTTGTCGGTATCGACGTGTTGGCTGGGGAACTCATAGGCCGTCTGGTCGCTGGAATCAAGAATAGCCGCATCGGGAATCTGCTCGACGTTTATCATACTATCCACGGGCGATGTGGACCGCTTCGTCCCAAGGAAAGCATGCACGGTGGAAAGGGTGGCGTTGATATGCTTGCGGATCAAGGCAATCTTCTCGCGGTAGTGGACGAGCTTACCCATTGCCACCAACGTCCGCATGGCCTGTTCCAATCGCGGCGCAATAGCGTAGGTTGTGGGGATGCCGCGCGGGTCGGCCTTGTCTACGTTATACTTTCGGTGCTGGATGTTTTCCCTGGCAATCATCGTCGCCCATCGCGCGTTCATTGTCTCGTCACTTGTGCCGAGATAATCCGCGGGCCGCACGTAATAACCCTGCGGGTCTTCGTAATCGCCCTTGAACTGGACGCCGAACCAGCAATCCTTTTCCGGCCCGTTGCCCGGCGCATCCCACACCAACAGCGGCTCGACAAACCGGACCTGAAGGATACGCTGGCCATCGTCATTCTGCTTCGTGTCCCGATAATAGCGCAGAAAGAACTCACCATCCCGGTCGCCGCGGCGCAGTTTCTCCCGCTGATAGTTCGTCCAGTCATTCGACAAACACAGTTCGTCGATCACGTCTTGAACATCCTGCAATGCGCCATCTTCTACTTTCTCTTTTGGGTTCCGTGGGCCAACTGTATAGGTGTGTCCGTTCTCCACGACATAACTGGCGCGGTTGTGCTGAATGGCCCACCAATAGGGATTCAACAAAGAAAAGGCCCGCGAGTACGCCCGGATAAGCCGCAACTGCTGAAGATTGATGTAGGCGCATGAACTGAAGCCGGGGCGCACAAGAGCCATGCCGTAGGCTTGTGACATACCATAGAAAAAGGATCGTGGACCGGCTCTGACGCCATCCTCCTTGTCAAAGGTAAAGGAATCCGTCATGTCCACAAGATCGGACCATAAGCCGAACTGCTCTTTCAATTCGACGAGTTGGCGCGCCTTGGCGACAAGGGCTTCTCGATTGCGCGTCGCCTGCTCGTCGATGAGTTGCTGCGTGGTTTCCAGCGGATCGCCGCGCTCGACTGATTCTTCGATCCTGGACATATCGTTTCTCCTACCAATCCTTGAACAACTGCATGGCCATTTCCATCGCATCTGGCCCATCGTCGTGTTCCCCGTTCGGGAACTCCATGAGTTGCTGAACCAGCAGCCGGGTAGCCGGCGAACCGAGCTTGAACCGAAACATTTTCGGCCCCAGGAACGTCCCGAGCCAGCGGATGCGAAGTTCCTTTTGCGTTGCCACAACCTCTCCGGCCTCATTGGGGCGGCGCGTGTTCACGGTGACAAGCGGCATGAGGATGTTCGCTACCTCCCCATGCTCCCGCATATTTTCGCCCAAGGCACCCCCGCCGAACTCCGCTTCGATCCCAAATAGACGCGCTCTGAACTCCCGCTGAATCTGCACCGCCCGGTTCACAATGTCCACGGTATTCCGGTCATTCGCCATGTCGGCTTCGACATAGAATAGGCCCTTGTGTCGAGCCATCTTCACGAACGCGGAGTAGTCGCCCATCTTCCCGCCGATGCCCATGGAACTATCCAGCGAGACAACACGGTCACTTTCGGTCGGATCGGGCCAGTCGTCAAACCAGACATCCGGGCCAAACCATTCTGCCGGCCACTCCGATCCGGCGGCCATCGGATTCTGCTGATGCAACGCCGCAAAGCTGCGGGGATTTAGTTCCTTCAGTTTCAGCAACGCCCGAGTGTCCATGTGGTCGGGCCAAAGGGCTTCACCCTCATGGCGCGGGTCGCGCTCGTGCGTCTTGTGGCCGGTGTGCAACGATGGCAGGCAGACAATCTCCCAGCGGTCCCCAGCTCCGTTAGCCATATTGTTCAAGAATCTACCGGCCGGATCGTCCATGTGCCAACGGGTCTGGCAGAGGATGACCGGTGCGTGCTTCGGGAGCCGGTTGAGGAAGTCAGCGGCAATCCATTCCCAGACGTGCTGACGCATCGTCGGGCTGCTCGCATCAGCCATCGTACCAATTGGATCATCTATAATTCCGCATTCCGCAGTCTGCCCGGCAATCTTCATTCGCACTCCCGCCGACCGCAAACAACCTCGCCGCCCTTCCATCTCGAAGTAGTCGGCCGTCCGTTTGTGTTTGCCGCCGCGCTCTGCAATCCTTGCATCGGGAAACAGCTTGAGATAGTCTTCCTCATCCATGATGTTCTGAACTTCATGGTTGAGCAACTCCGAAAGGTTGGATGAGTGGGAACAAGCGATGATGCGCATATCAGGATTCCGCCCCAACAGGAATGCCGGCAGTCGCCGGCTCACCAGTTCCGTTTTCCCCGTCTGCGGAGGTTGACAAATCATCAGGCGGCGCAGATTCCCCTTCG